TGAATGCCCGCGTGGCCACCGTCATCTGGTCGACGACGGCCGCAGCGTCGCCAGCGCCCAGGCGGAACTGGCGGAGCACCATCGAGAGCGTCTTGGCCGCCTCGGGCTTCCCGAGCGCCCCCATCGAGATGCCGGCCAGCAAGAGCGACGGGTTCAGCGCCTGCATGGCCTCGTTGGCGCTCATCCCGTAGGTGGCGAGCATCTCCAACGTCTCGCCTGCAGTCTCAGCGCTGGTTGCGAATCCCTTCAACCCGACGTCGAGGGCCGCGGCGCGCAGCTTCTCGACCTCGTGTTCGGTCGCCCCAGCACGGATGCCCGTCTGCTCGATGGCGTCGACGAACTTCCCGGCCTTCTCAGCCAGCGCGAAGGCACCGCCGAGCATGGCCACCCCGGTTGCCAGCGTGCCGAACTTCTTGAAGGCCGCGCCAATGCCGCCGACATCCTGCTCGACCGCCCCCCTGGTCTTGGCGACGTTGGCGCGCACACGGTCGAGCGCGTTCTCGGCATCGGCGGAATCACCCCAGATCCGGAAGCCTAGGCCAAGGGAATCGAGTCCAGCGCCGGGAGCCATAGGACTCAGCCTACGCCGTCGCCCCTACCCGGTTCAGACGGCCCCGTGAGATCGCGCCAGACGCAGCAGCCTGCCCTCTGGTAGGCGTTCGGCTCAATGCCGGCGCCAGGCGGCGGCCTCGGCGTCCCGGTGCTTCTTGAGGCGCTGGTAGAGCCACAGAATGCCCCCCGGCTCGTCGCTCCACGGCATGTCGAGCAAGTTGTCGAACGTCACGGCCCCGTGGTACCCGCCAGCCATGCCGGGGGTGTAGCAGATGGCCTCAGCCGCGCCCCAGAACGCCGAGGAATCGACCGGGAAGATGATGTCGAGTTGACCTACTCGTCCGGGTTGAGCAGGAAGTCGATGAAGGGGAAAGGGACGGACTGGCTCCGCTTGCAGAAGGCGCACTGCGTCTCGAATGACTGCTCGGGGCCGCACTCGTGGCTCTGCATCATCTTGCCCAGGATCCGCAGATCGGCCAGCTCCAAATCTTCGAGCCAGGCGACCTTGTCCTGATCGAATTGACGGACCCCTTCGATCTCGTCGATCTGCCCAGCCAGCATGTGAAAGAGATCGGCCCCGCCAGTCCCCGCCGTGCGGAAGGCGGCGTCGAGCGTGGCCCCCGTCTGCAGGCGGTGCCAGACCTTCACCCCGGCCACCGTGATCTCAACGCGATTGCCGGCCGAGAAGGCCGCCAGCAGAGCAGGAGCCAGCGGCCGGATCTTGATGTCCCTGGCGACGTTGATCGGGGTCGGGTTCAACTCTGCCGTGGTCCCCCGGCAGTTGCGATCCGTGCATGCCCAGTTCACCACCCGCTCGGTCCCGAACGTCGCCTCGCTGACCTTGAGCAGCGCCGTCATGATGTCGCCGGCCAGCACCTCGGACCATCGCGGCTTGACCCCATCGTGCAGCGTGTAGGGACCCGGCGCCGTCGTCCCGACCCAGCATCCGTCGAGGACGTCGAAGTAGGGGTTCTTCGACTCGCCGAGTAGCTTGACCTCGCGGCCCTTGAGACCGCGAACCTCGCCGGCGAGGCCGCTGGGGAGCGTCAGACTGAGCGTGGGCATGGGCACCTCCTCGGTAGTGCCGGGCGAACTGCGTGGGCTAGGCGATGATCTCGGCCGTCTCGAACGCGAGGCTCATGTTCTTGACACGGAAGTTCTTGTTCTCCGCGTCCCATCCGCCGCTCCCGAACTCGGGCGGCCAGGTGGCGTGAAGCACGATCCGCTCGAGCACGGTCAACTTGTCCGGGGCGTACTGCGTGATCGACACGTCCTTGAGGAAGACCGGATCGACGGCGCCGCGGTTCGCGATCGCGTCCTGGCACTGCTTGTGCCAGAGGTACGGCCGCTGATCCGCCGTCGAACCCCACTCGAGCTTGATGTTCGCGTAGGTGACGTTCCCCGGGCGCTTGGTTTCATGCACCTGCCCGCCCTGGGTCCGCTTGATCTCGGTGATCGTCGACTTCAGCTCGTCGCACTTGTCGAACCACAGGTCCGCCATGCCGGGGATCGAGACCTGGAAGTCGCCTTCCCGGTGGAGCGGCTTGGGCGTGTTGACGAAGCTCATGGTGTCTCCTCGCTCCTCTCAGGCGGCTACGCGGCCTGCGTCACGAAGTCGGGGTTGAGGGCGTCGACCTCGACGTCGATGAAGATTCCGGGGTACGCCATCGCGATCCCGTACTTGGCCTTGAGGGTGAACGCCTTGCGCGTCTGGGCGTTGTTGAGGCCCTGTCCGACGTCGACGTAGAAGGCCGTGTCCGGGTCGGTCGAGGCGAAGAACCCGTCGTCGCAGAGCGACTTGAGGAAGCTCCACATCGAGTCCCGCACCTGGTCGTAGAGAGCCACCGTCATGTTCTTGTGGCGGTACGCCTCGAGTCCGTTCTTGACCGCCAGCATCGTGTACTGGGCGCCAAGCATCTGCCCCACCGTCGGCCAGCCGCCACCGCTGATCTTCAGCGTGTACTCGCCGTCGATGTAGAAGCCCGAGCCCTCGTCCTTGTTGAGCGGGTTGATCAGGTTCGGGAACACGAAGTTCCGCGTCGCCACGCCCTGGTCGCCAGCGCACACCTCGTGCTGCACCAGACGCTCGTCGTCCTCGCCCTCGAACCCGATCACCGAGTAGAACTGGTAGTCGTACCCGGCCGGCGTCTCGGCACGCCCGCGCTTGGTCGCCGCGCCCACGCGGGCGAACACTCCCGCGATGTGGCCCGAGGGGGCGACGGTGATCGACGCCCCGCTGCCGAAGATGTTGACGTCGGGGTTGCCGATGCGCACGCGCGGCCAGTAGATCGCCCCGGTCTGCGTGGTGCCCTTGAGCGCCGCGGTCGTGATCTGGTAGGTCCCGATGGCGGCCTTCGCCAGGGACGCCGGCGGGTCGTGGATGGCGAAGCACTTGGCAGCCCGGTCGGTGTCGCAGTAGGTTCGCATGGCGGCGGAGATGGTCGCCGTGGCCTTGCCCGGCACCAGTAGCAGGTTGAGATCCGCCACCGCGTCGAGTCCGTAGATGCCGGTCCCGTAGACCTGACTGCCGACATAGTCCGCGTCGGCAATGTCGGTCAGACCGTCGTCGCCGCCGGCGAGGTAGGAACTCGTGACGTTCACCGGCCGCTGCTGATCCGCCGTGCAGGACGCGTCGAGGTCGGTGACCGTGACGTAGCGCGAGCCGCTCGTCGCCGCGTTGACCTTGGTCTCGACGTAGTTGATCAGGTCGGTGTCGTCCATCGTGCAGTTCGGGAACCGCTCGACGATGACGCCGGACTTCTGGACGTAGAAGTTGAAGTGCCCCGCCACCCCGTCGCTGGCATCGGCGACCTGCGCCTTGATCGCGGCGGCATAGACGCCGTCGGTCTTGCCGTCGACCCGGAGCGTGTCGTAGACGGTCGTCCCCACGGCGGCCGTCACGAGCGTGACCGTACCGATCTCGCTCGTCGGCGTGTTCGCCGTCAGATGCACCACGCGGGAGATGTAGAGCAGCGGCTTCGCCGTGCCGCGCTCCTTGAGCAGCGACCAGACGGCCTTCGCGACGTGCGCCTCGCTGGACGTCGTGAAGCCGCCGAAGAGGCGGACGTAGTCTTCCCACTCCTGCACGAGCGTGCCACCGAAGGGGCCGCGCTCCGTGACGCCCACGATGCCGATGCGGTACGAGCCCGCACCCGTGACGGGCGGCGTGCCGCCGCTTCCCTGCTGCACGCTGACTGCACTCGCGAGATGGTCCGGCATGACTTCTCCTCTTCGCGCCCGCCGTTAGACCGGCAGGGTGTCGACCTCGAGCTGCTCGGGCGACGTGTCGATGGTTTCCGCCGTGGTCGTCTTGGCCACGACGAGGGCGTCGTCGTCGCCCCGGGTGCCCTCGAGCGGCACGCCGTGGACGATCACGCCGAAGGTGAAGGTCTTGAGGTTGCTCAGCCTGGGCACCGTGGTGTTGCGCGGCTCCTCGGTCGGCCAGATCTGAAATTCGACGTAGCCCTGCGTCGCGTCGCTGGCGTCGCGCAGGACCGGCAGCGTCGGCGCGCGCCGCAGGAACTCCCGGCCATCGGCCATCAGCCGGTGCAGTGTCGCCGTCGAGTCGGTGATGACCGTGATCGCGTAGATGAGGTCCATCCACACGGCGGGCGCGCGCAGATTCGCGTGCGTCGCGTCGACCACGTCCTCGATGACCCCGCCGCTGGCCTCGCCCCACTGGGGCGCGTGAACCATCTGCGGCCCCTGAATGACGACGCACGGCTGCTTCGCCGTATCGGGAATGTTGAGGCCGTCGACGGTGTCGGAGTCATAGTCCGTGTCGACGATGGTCACCGCCGTCGGACAGACCTGACGGGCGAACTCGGCGATCAGCGTCTTGGTGACGCGCTCGAGGTCGGAGGCAACCGTCAGCTTCGCAAGCTGATACGTGTAGCCGGTGGCTCGGGTCGCGACCTCGCCCGCGATGACGTCGCCGTCGTCGTCGAGGTTGCTCACCACAACAGCGCACGCCTTCGGCGCGCCCGCCACCCCGTGATCTCCCACGGGAGTCAGGCAGGTCACCTCGGTCGCTGCCGCCACCTGCACGTCAGTGGCAGCCACCCCGCCGAACGTAACGGACACCGTCGGGTCGGGGACCGGAGCTACCCCCGTGCCCGCATACGGAGTCGGAAGCCGGAAGTTCGTCCCTGTGATCGTGACCAACTGCCGACCCCCGGTGGGGCCTGCGGCTGGTGCAATCGTGGTAATCGTCGGGACGGACATGGAGACTGAAGCCAGTGTCCGGTCTGGCCGTGGGGGCGTTCAGAACGTGCCTGTGCTCAGCGGCGGGGCTTCGCGGCGGGCCCCGTACGGCCGAACTGGGTGCCCAGCGTCAGAATGCGGGTCAGGCGTTCCACGAAGCGCTTGCGGGCCGCCTCGTGGTCGCCGTACAGGGCAACAAAAACTGGCCGCAAGAACTCCCTTTTCGGGATCGTCACCATGCGGGTCTCACCCACCCGCGACTTCGCCTTGCTAGGATCTGGCTCGAAGCCAGCCTCCCGCCACATCGCCATCAGAAACGCCCTGGACTTGGGGGTCCAGATGACGGCAAAGGGCCCGAGGCCGTATTCGTGGATCTTCGCCACGTTGTAGAGCGGCTTCCCGCTCTTGCTCTGCGCCATCCGCAGGACTCCCACGAAGGCGCTGGCACCACGGGCCACGACGGTGACGGAGTTGCGGAGGTCGGCGTGGACGATCAGCGTCTTGTTGTGCTTGCCCAACCCGCGGCCTTCGAGGGTGGCAATGGTCGTCGGAGAACGAGGCGGCCACGACGTCCCCGGGGGGCCGCCGGAGTTGAACCCCTTAATCACCTGCGTGCGCGCTTCCTGAGCCTCCTGGCGCACAGCTACCTGGATCGCCTTCTCGAGTTCGCGGCCACCCTTGCCCAGCTTGGCCAGCAGCTTCTCGAGCTTGTCCCAGTCGCCGGTGAGTGCAGCCTTGCTCACGCTCGACTCACCGCCTGCGATCCGGCGGGTGCTGAGCGCAGAGCCACCAGGCCAGAGCCAGGAAGACCAGCCAGACGAGCAACGTCCACGGGGACCCGTGCTCCATCGCTCATCCCTTGGCCGCTTGTTCCCGTCGCCCGAAGGTGCAGACGAGCAGGTTGATCGACGAACTCAGGAATCCCGCCGGCCGCGTCTCTTCGCAGAAGATGTTGTCGCTGCTCATGTCGTAGAGCAGGTTCCCGCGTCGGTCATAGACCCCGAGCAACTGCGCCGCCACCCGGATGCCCGCGACCTTCGTATCACCGTCGATCAGATCTGCCCGCGCAAGATCCTTGAACGCGAACGTCACGCGCAAACGATGCAGACGGTCGACCCCACCGACCTGCGGATCCAGTCGGTTGAAGACCTCGTCCTCGATCTGGCATGGGACTCGGATCTCGCGCTGGTTCAGCCGGCCTGGGGTTCCCGACCAGGTTCCATCATCGACGCGTTTCGGTTCCTGAAACCCGTCATCGTAGTGACCCGCGTCCTGCGTCGCAGTCGTGTCGATCTGCGCCAATGCCGCGACGTGCGCGCCCTGGATGCGGGATCGCCCCACGGTTACACCGCACCGACGCGCGGCAGCTTGCGGAAGGCCAGAAGCAGGTTGTCGATCTCTGGGTCGCCAGTGCAGGCCCCACGCGGCACCGCCTGGAAGTTCTGCGACACGCCCTGCGTGGCCTCGGTCGCAATCCTCCACCGACGTTGTCGGTCCTCGCGATTGTCGAAGTCCGTCAGCGTCGGGAACTCGCGCATCACCATCAGCTTGCAGGCATGGCGAAGCAGCAACGGCAGCACGCCGACCACGGCGTCTGCTGCGTCCGGCTCGGTGTAGCCGAACAACCCGATCACCTCGACGATGCGCTGGCCCTTGGGCCAGATGCCGGGCGAGAACATCCACGCCCCGCCGTACGAGAGATCTCCCGTCGACCACTCCAGCTTCGGGATCGCCCGGTCGTCGGGGCTCGTGAGACCCTCCGCCAGATGCCGGTTGTAGACCTTGATGTCGTC